CTTATGGAAGGATATAACAACTCTTGAGGATCGTCTTAGACCGTATTTAACTGCTACAGCAACTAAAAGTAAAGGTGCTTTACTTAAAGATACAATTAGTGATACATTTACAGATGTTATTAGTAGATCAGCAAACCCTCAATTAGTTAAAGAGAATTTTCTTGCAGTAGCAAAAGGTTTAAAGTTAAAGACATCTATGGGTTTTAGAACTTTAGCAGAAATAGATGAAAGTTTATTTAGTGAAGATGCGATTAATAAAATTTATACTGAAGAAATGTCTAAGCGTTATTCTAATGACGTAAAA